GGTACAAAACAAAGAAATTGCTGTAAATAGTCCCCAAGAACAAGTACAAGTCCCTAAACCGGATCCAAAAGCGAGTTCGTGGCAAGAGCGAAATCCTTGGTTCGGTACAGACAGGCTGATGACGAGTTTGGCATTAGGGCTGCATGAGGACTTGGTTGCCCAACACGGTCAGGCGTATGCAACGACTGACGAGTATTACCAGCGTATTGACAAAACAATACGTGACAAATTTCCCGAGAATTTCGGGGACGAGATTAAAACGACTAACGGGGGCGGCAAGCCCGTTACGCGCACCGATAGACCTGCCACAGTAGTTGCTCCGGCATCGCGTAGCACATCCTCCAAAAAGATCGTGCTTAAGCAGTCGCAGTTAATGATTGCTAAGAAGTTAGGTTTAACCCCCGAGCAATATGCCCGGGAATTTGCGAAGACACAGGAGAACTAAAATGGCAGAAAACAGACTTGCACGCGAACTTGAAAATCGATCAACCGTAGAGCGCCCCAAGGCTTGGGCACCCGCTTCAGCATTACCGGAGCCGGATAAACAGCCGGGTTACGCATACCGTTGGATTCGAGTTGCCTCACAAGGGCAGGCCGATCCCAAGAACACATCTTCTAAGATGCGTGAAGGATGGGAGCCTGTTCGGATTGAAGAGCAGCCTAAGTTCCAGATGTTAACTGACCCCAATAGTCGCTTTAAGGACAATATTGAGGTCGCCGGACTGTTACTCTGCAAGATCCCTGTTGAATTTATGGATCAGCGTAAGGCTTATTACGCCAAGGCCACAAAGGACAACATGGAAGCCGTAGATAACACGTTCATGAGAGAGAACGACCCGAGGATGCCGCTCTTTAAAGAGCGTTCTTCTAAGACGTCGTTTGGTAAAGGTAAATAAACTTTTAACGAGGTTAAAAAATGGCATATCCCACCGTATCAGGCCCTTACGGGCTTATTCCGATCAATTTGATCGGCGGTCAGGTATTTGCTGGTGCTACTCGTGAGATCCCCATTGGTTCCGGTGAGACAACCGCTATTTTCTTTGGCGACGTTGTTAACTTGAACGGCGATGGTAATGTTACGAAACTAACCACCACAAGTTCTGGCTCTGTAGTTGGTGTTTTCCTTGGTTGCACCTATGTCGATCCGACACTTGGTCTGACCTTCCGTCAGTCGTACCCCGGTGGCTTAACAAACTCCACAATGCAAGCGTATGTGCAGGATGATCCGGATGCTTTGTTTAAAGCCGCAGTGTGTGACACTGGCACCACAACCATCAGTTACTTAAATCGTACTGATGTTAACCGTAACGCTGCTTTGGTTCAGAACACCGGTTCTACGACCACAGGTAACTCGGCTGTAGCCATCAATGATGCTACTGACACTACGACGACCCTGCCTGTTCGTATTGTTGATGTTGTACCTGAGACGGCAATTGCTGGCAATCCCGGTTCTTACACGGAAGTAATCGTGAAATGGAACTTTGGTGTGCACCGGTATTACAACGCCCTTGGCGTATAAGGAGCATATTAAATGGCTATTTCTCGTGCACAACTACTGAAGGAACTCCTCCCGGGACTGAACGCTTTGTTTGGTCTTGAGTATGCTCGCTACGGCGAAGAGCATAAAGAGATTTTCGAAACCGAAACCTCTGAGCGTTCCTTCGAAGAAGAAACAAAACTGTCTGGCTTCTCAGCCGCTCCTGTCAAAAACGAAGGTTCTGCCATCGCTTATGACAACGGACAAGAGGCATGGACTGCTCGCTACAACCACGAAACCATTGCTCTTGGCTTCTCGCTGACGGAAGAGGCAATTGAGGACAACCTCTATGACTCCCTGTCCAGCCGGTACACCAAGGCTCTGGCCCGTGCTATGGCTTACACCAAGCAGACTAAGGCTGCTGCAATCCTGAACAACGGCTTTGACACCAACTATGACGGTGGCGATGGCGTAGAACTGTTCTCGACTGCTCACCCCCTAGTTTCTGGTGGCGTAAACAGCAACGAACCCGCAACTCCTGCTGACCTTTCTGAGACCTCCCTTGAGGCCGCTGTTATTCAGATCGCTGCTTGGACGGACGAGCGTGGCCTGCTGATCGCTGCAAAGCCGCGTAAATTGGTCGTTGCTCCTTCCAACATGTTCGTTGCGACTCGTATTCTTGAGACGGAACTGCGCGTTGCTACGGCTGACAACGACATCAACGCTCTGAAGAGCAATGGTTCGATCCCAGAAGGTTACTGTGTAAACCACTTCTTGACCGATCCTGATGCTTGGTTCTTGACGACTGACGTTCCTAACGGTCTGAAGCACTTTGTTCGTACCCCGATGGCAACATCGATGGACGGAGACTTCGACACCGGTAACGTTCGTTACAAGGCTCGTGAGCGTTATTCGTTCGGCTGGTCTGATCCGCTAGGCGTCTTCGGTTCACCGGGCGCTTAAGTTGTAGGAGGGGGGTTGCAAAACCCCCCTTTTGTTGTATTCTCTGGGAACTAGGAATTTTTACCGGCACAGACTGACCTAGCAGACTTTGTAGAGACTGCGCCGGGATGTGCTACAACACGAAAGGTTTATCATGGCTCGCACTACTTTTAATGGCCCAGTCGCGTCCCAAAACGGGTTTATCGACGGGCACCAAGTTACTACCGCTAACGCAATTAATGCCACCGCAACTGCTACCGCAGCACAAGTTGCTACCGGCTACATCACCTCTACTTCGGCTCTTGCAACCACGATTACGCTGCCTACTGGTACGGATCTTGGCGCTGCTATTGGCGCTGTTAAAGGCACAGTTCTTGATCTGTATATCGACAACACGGCTGGTGCAGATACGGTAACGATTGCAGTGAACACCAACGCTATTTTGTCTACTGGCGCTGTTGACGCTGCCGCTGCCGCAGGGACGTTTGGTGATCTGACTGTTGCTTCTGGAGCAACGGGTCTCGCACGGTTCACGTTGATGTTCTCAAGTTCAACTGCATACGCCTTTACTCGTACTGCTTAATAGGAGGCTGACATGGCTTCCATGCAATATGATGTATTTGGCACAAAGCCGTTAACTGCTACTGGTAATTTTAAAGACCAGAACAATAACGACATTAACCGGACTCGTATCAAAACCATATATGCGGTAAATGGTACGAACGCCGGATCTGTCGTTATCCGCGAAGGCGGCGCTAGTGGTGACATTGTGCTTACTGTAAACACTGCCGCAAGTGGTACGGCTGGATACACCATTATCCCATTACCGGGTGAAGGTATTCTGGTCAAAACCGGCACGTTACATGGCACTGTTACTGATACAACCTCGATGGTAATTTTCTACGGATAACCAAAAAATGCAAAATGAAAAAGGTTACACGTTGGCAGGCCGTCAGATTTTCTTTGGCATCCCTGCTTACGACCACAAAGTTTCACTCAAACAAGCAATCTCTTTAATGCGGTTTGCCCAACAGGCGCCACAGCATGGGATTGACATTATGGTTGGAAGTATTTGTGGGTGCTCGGTAGTATCACGGGCACGTAATCTTTTAGTTCAGGATTTTTTGGAGTCTAGCGCTACAGAGTTGATGTTCATTGATGCGGACATTAACTTCCAGCCAGAAGACATTATTCGTTTGATGGCGTGGATTTCTGAGCCAAATATCGACATCGCTGCCGGTATCCCCTGCGCCAGAAAGACCGAAAAGACCTATATCGTCAAGTTAGACGAAGATGGGAACGGCGTCACTATGAACGGCATGGGGCTAGTACGCGCGCAACGTGTGGCTACCGCCTTCATGATGATTAAGCGTGAAGTCATTGAGAAGTTGATTAAAGACAACCCCCAGTGGAATTACTGGGATAACAAGACCGAGCGCACGCTGTCCGCCATTTTTGACTTTGCGGTTAAAGACAACTCCTACGTGGGTGAAGACTACTTGTTCTGTGACCGCGCCCGTGCGGCAGGCTTTCAAGTCTGGGTAGACCCAACTATTAAGTTAGGCCACATGGGGGTTCAAGAGTACGAGGGTGATTATGGCAATGAAGCCTTCTACCCACGGCTTGTTAAAGATGGGAAAGTAGCAAATGGCTAAGACTCCTGCGTGGCAACGCAAAGAGGGCAAGAACCCAAAAGGTGGGCTAAACGCTAAGGGGCGGGCATCGTATAACGCTGCTAACCCCGGTAAGCCCGGCTTGAAGGCTCCACAACCCGAGGGCGGTTCACGCAAGAAGTCGTTCTGTGCCCGCATGACGGGTATGAAGAAGAAATTAACCAGCGCTAAAACCGCTAACGATCCAAACAGCCGTATTAATAAAAGCCTGCGGGCGTGGAAATGTTGACATGGAACAGTTTTTCTTAGTTGGGTGGTCTGCCTTACTAACTGCTTTTGTAGCAGTAGTTGGGTTTATTGCCCGTGAAAAGAACGAGAAATTAAAAGATCTCGAAGATAAAGTTAATAACGCTAGAGTGGAGGTGGCCCGTGAAAACGCTACTAAAACAGAAATTGCACAACTTGTTGAACACTTTGACACAAGGTTTAACCGCCTTGAAATCAAAATTGATGGCCTTATTTCGAAGGGGTAAATGATGGCAGAGAAGTCAGACCGCACTAAAAAAATTGAAGCGTCTCAGGTAGATCCTGATGAAGATTTTATGACTCGAGGTGTTCGCGGTGCTATGCGTGGTATAGCGCTAGGCGCGAGTAAAGCCGGAGACTTTGTTAAACAGGGCGTAGAAGATTTGAAGCGCGGTGCTGAGACCACCGCCGACGACATTCATATGCTATTAGGTACAAAGCGCGGCAAGATGAAAGAAGACTATTTAAACGAAAAATACCCATATCGTTCTGGCGCTCCTGAGAAAAAATCTACGCCCGAGAAGAAACGGACTGGTGGCACTGTTAAATCATCCGCCTCCAAGCGTGCTGATGGTATTGCTGCTCGTGGTAAAACCCGTGGAAGGATGGTGTAACGTGGCTTCTTCGATCTTACCTCAAGTAATAGAAATGGTTGTTCGTGGGATGGTAAATAAACCAAAAGAAGAGAAACCAAAAGAAGACAAGAAAGAAGAAGCGCCTAAGCCTGAGCCAGAAAAAAAGGCTAAAGGGGGCATCGTAGGTTCCGCTTCTAAGCGTGCTGATGGTTGTGCTCAACGGGGTAAGACCCGTGGAAAGATGGTCTGATGCCAGCCGTATCAGCCAAGCAAGAAAGATTTATGCAGGCGGTGGCTAATAATCCAAAGTTTGCAAAAAAGGTGGGCGTACCAACGTCCGTAGGCAAAGAGTTCACTAAAAAGGAAGGTGGAGTCATGAAAGAGTCAAAGGCAATGATGAAGAAAGAGGTGTCCTTTATGAAGAAAAAGGGCGCCCCCAAATCAATGGTTAAGCACGAGATGGCTGAAGCCGGTATGAAAAAGATGAAGTCTGGCGGTCTGGCTGCTGGGCATAAGTCTGCTGATGGTGTTGCTTCCAAGGGCAAGACTAGAGGTAAAGTAGTAAAAATGGCTTATGGCGGTAAGTGCTAAATGCGTCCTAGCCGGGGAATGGGGATTATTAACCCCTCTAAAATGCCGAAGGCCAAGACGATCACTCGTAAGGATGATCCGAATAAGGTCAAAATGTTTGCTGAAGGCGGTGAGTCTAAGGTAAACGAGGCTGGTAATTACACCAAACCCGGCATGCGTAAGCGCTTATTTGAAAGTATTAAGGCTGGCGGCAAGGGCGGTGCTCCGGGTCAGTGGAGCGCCCGTAAAGCCCAGATGTTGGCTTTGCAGTACAAAAAATCTGGTGGTGGGTATAGAGATTGAAAGCACCCCAAAAAAGTCTGAAGGCATGGACAGAACAAAAATGGAGAACTAAGAGTGGCAAACCTTCTACGCAAGGATCGCAGGCTACAGGGGAAAGATACCTCCCAAGCAGCGCCATCAAAGCGCTCTCCCCGCAAGAGTACGCCGCGACCACCCGCGCCAAGCGAGCCGGTAAAGCAGCCGGAAAGCAGTTCGTCGCCCAGCCTAAAGGGGTGGCTAAAAAAGTTGCTCCACATAGGAAAGTAAAATGAGCACTACTGGGACGACCAACTTTAATCTGCAACTCAACGAACTCGTTGAAGAGGCGTTTGAGCGAGCCGGTGCTGAGTTACGCACGGGCTATGAGTTACGCACTGCGCGTCGTTCCCTTAACTTATTAACGATTGAGTGGGCTAACCGTGGTATCAACCTCTGGACGGTTGAGCAGGGTCAGATTTCTATGGCCCAAGGACAGATAACCTACCCCCTGCCTATAGATACGATTGACCTAATGGACATGGTAATTCGTACCCAGACCGGTATTAATCAGTCTGACATCAATATCAACCGGATCTCCAGCAGTACCTACTCTACGATCCCCAATAAAAACGCCCAAGGCAGGCCAATTCAGGTCTGGATCAATCGACAGACTGGGTACAGTTATCTCTCTAATGTCACCCTGAGCGGCAACATTACGTCCTCGGATACGACCATAACTCTGAGTTCTACGGCTGATCTAGCCAATGTAGGCTTTATTCAGATTGGGTCAGAGGTCATTGGGTATAGTGGAGTTAGCACGACGGCTCCTCTAAACCAACTTCAGAATTGTGTTCGGGGTGTAAACGGTACAACGGCTGCGGCTCACACATCAGGTGCGGCAATCACGGTACAGAACTTACCCTCGGTTAACGTCTGGCCCGCCCCGGATCAAGGATCGACCACTGCTCCCTACTACACCTTTGTCTACTGGCGGTTACGCCGGATGCAGGATGCCGGTAATGGTACGTCCACAGAAGATATTCCGTTCCGCCTTCTCCCATGTTTAGTAGCAGGGTTGGCTTATTACATTGCCATGAAGATCCCAGAAGGTGCGGCTAGATTAGAGATGCTGAAAGCGGCTTACGAAGAGCAGTGGTTATTAGCTTCAAGTGAGGATCGTGAAAAAGCTGGGCTGCGGTTATCGCCCCGGCAGTATTTTTATTGATGGTGGGCTATGTCAGGGCCAAAGTTTGCTTCTGGTAAAAAGGCAATATCGGAGTGCGATAGATGCGGTTTTCAGTACAAGTTAAAAGAATTGAAGAAAATCGTTATCAAGACGAAGAACATCAATTTGCTAGTTTGTCCAACTTGCTGGGAACCGGATCAGCCACAGTTGCAGTTAGGGATGTATCCTGTATACGACCCACAGGCTTTGCAGAACCCAAGGAAAGATACAAGTTATTTTCAGGCAGGTTTTAATGGTACTCAAGTTGAAAACATTAACCCGCCTGACCCAGATGCAACCGATGCCTTTGGTATGCCGTCTGGAGGTAGTAGGATCATCCAGTGGGGGTGGAACCCTGTTGGCGGGGCAAGAGATAATGGATTAACGCCCAATAATTTAGTTGCACAGGGCAGTGTTGGAACCGTAACAGTAACTACTTAAGGAGTTTGAAATGGATATGAAAGCAGCATTAAAGGCACACATGAAAAAGAAGGGCGCCAAGGCTCATCCCGATGCCAATGTAAAGAAGTTGGCTAAAGGTGGCAAAACCAATCTTCAGATGAAGGATATGGGGCGTAATCTGGCAAAAGTTGCCAACCAGAAAAAAGCCATGTCAATGGTTCGTAAAACAGGGATCTAATATGGATAAGCCAGTCAAACAAATACCTATCGTGCCCAATAATAACGGGTACCCAAACAACGTGCCTAACACCCAGACGATGCGTACTCGTGGTACTAAGAACACCACTCGGGGCAACAGCAACAGCAAAAAGATGGGCTAAATGAACTACACCGAACTAAGCGCCGCAGTTAAGGCTTATTGTGAAAATGACTTCCCACAGGTAGTGGGGTCAGGCGGTCTTACGTCTGCTGAACAGATAGCGATATTTGTTCAAAATGCTGAAGAACGGATCTATAACTCTGTTCAGATCCCAGCCATTCGTAAGAATATGACGGGGGCTACAACTTCCGGCAATAAGTACTTGGCGCTGCCACCGGATTGGCTCTCCACATTCTCCCTAGCGGTGGTGTGTAATGGCCCAACTACCCTCCCAGACGGGCGGGTTTTTGCTTCCGGGGACTATGTGTACCTGTTGAATAAGGATG